TCATGTTCCGGTATCACCATGCAGCGCGACGGTCACTTTGGGCACGTACGCGGCGTTGTGGCCGGAGAATCTGGACGGTTGCGCGGACGCGGTCGAGATGCTCCACTCCGCATGCTGGAGGACTGACGTCAAGGAGGTCGTTCCGTGTTTGCACTGTTTATACCGGAAACCGGAAAAGGTTTTCAAACCGACTGAAACGCCTTTGTTTCTAACGGTTTTCGTCGGGCTGACAGGATTTGAACCTGCGACATCCTGTTTCCGCGGGGTGTTTCTTGTTGGATTGAATGGCTTTTTGCTAAGACTAATATCGTTGGAAAAATGGCGGTTCTTGATTTTTGGCTGTCTTTGTTGAGACGGCTGGGATTGGCTCACCGTGACGGTCATTGTTACTGGTTTTTTACTGGATTTGGCAGTCATGGTGGCAACGGCGTTCGGCGTGTCGACTTTATCCGATGAGCGCTTCCATGAGAAATTCTCTAAAGCTTAAGTTTGCCATGGATTCCTTTCCATCCTTTGTGATTTGATCCTCTGAGCAGGCTCGCTGCTACGGGATCCCATTCGTGACCGCAGACACGGCAACGAGCGTGAACTTTGCCATGTCTCGAAACGTATTCGCCAAGCACTTCGATGTCGGGATTCGCTTCCCTGACTTGCTCAATGAAATCGTCTTGGGACTTGCGCAATTGGTCATGAGCCCGTTTCGTGCCACACGTTCGGCATCCATCACCTGCGAGCAGACTTGCCGGCAAGGCATCCCACACCCTCCCGCACACGTTGCAACGCACTCGGACTCGCGTATTAACATTCACATACTTGCCCACGACCTCGATATTGGGATGAATGGCATGCAACCTCTCGACAAATTGATCGGGACTCTGGGCACGTGATTCTTCGGTCGCTATTTCCTCAATCCTCGCCCAGTCATCCGCGCTGAACTCACAGATGCCACCCGCATCCTTAATCAATCCAATCGCAAGATCCCTGAGCGCCGAACGGTCGCCTGAGTTCAAATCAAACGGGTATGTGAGGCAATCGTCATCGAACGGAGACTCCATGTCTTGCGGGAATTGATCGTATATGGTCACAAGCCGGATGTCGGCCTCATGACATCTTCTCCGCTTTTCGCCGTCACGTTTGACATTCCTTTTGTGAAGAAACCACACGCCCGGCTCGACCGCAAGCCGCTTCGATGGAATCAGAATATCCAGCTCCATTCCGATGGTCGTCTTGTCCCGTGAGAGAACCGTCTCCCCGGCAAGCGCTTGCCTGAGGGCATAGAGCAGAAACTGCTCCATGAAGCTGGTGCCGGATCGGGCGCACCTCGGGCAGCCGTGACCTCGTAAAAGCGCACCCGGCACCGCCGACCAAACGTGGCCGCAGACATGACACCGGACCTTGATCTTCGTATGCACGTTCACATAATCGCCAAGCACCTCGATGTCCGGCGACGCCTCAGCCAGCTCGGCCGAGAACTGCTCACGGGTCTTGACACCAGTCTTGCCTTGGTTGTTCCTCGCGCCCCGAATCGCACCGCAATGGGGACATCCCTTGCCCTGCAACAAGTTGTATCCCTTGGAGGACCATATCGTGCCGCATCGCTTGCATCGAACGTCGATGTAACTAGAGCCCTTCGTGTATTCCATTAATGGCTCCGCCTCAGGATTGATCTTGGCAAGCTTCTCTAGGAATTTCTCATTGGTGTATGTTTTCTTACGCCGGAGCTGCTTCTCACCGCACCGAGGGCATCCGCACCCTTGAAGCAACGTGCCAGGCATCGTCATCCATTTATGACCGCAGCGCAGGCAACGCACATCCACTGGCGCTTTCGACCCCTGATATTCCGACTCAATCTCCAGATCGTCAGCATGAGCATTCAGCCGTCCGAGATCGGCAAGGAACTCACTATGAGTCTTTTTCTTGGGCATTGCTCAGCACTCCGAATCCATAATCCATAGAGCATCGCATTATTGCGCAGCCGCTCTGAATTTGCGACATTGGAAGACTGTTTTGCTATCTAAACACTATCTTTTTTACAGCATTGGCTACCAATGGAGCGGCTTTCTTGGCATATGGGGCAACTTTCGGAATAACCACTTTTGCTAGGCCGATAGCAGCAGCAGCTGCCGCACCTTTCTTGACATTTTTCTGCAGTTGTTCCTTCTCACATGCTTCGCACAAATTGGACTTTCTCGTGCTTTCCAACTCGCTATCGCAGTTTTCGCAACGCTTGATTGTCTTGCGCATGAAAGCGTGGCCATAGGGCGCAACGGCATCTTGAGCATCGTTAACGGACTTTCTTTGAGGACTGTTTTCAGTCCCCTCGCTCTGAGCTGGATCATTCTTCTTCTTACGGAACATTGTTGCCGTCCTCCTCTTCACTGTTGCTTTCGTTCGTCTCCGGCTCAGGTCTGAATGGCTCAAGCAATCTTTGGGGGATACGGTCTAGCTGCGACGCGCCGTCTAGCGCCGTGATCCTTAGCGCCAGATCCTCGAATTGGTCAACCATGTCAGGCATCTTCGACCCAACCGGGAGATGCGAGTTAATTGCCAGTAAGGTGTCTCGCTCGTTAAGTTTATTCGCGTCGATGAATTCTCGGAACTGTTCCAAACATACCATGCTCGCCTCGTTTTGATTGAGCATGGCATATCCAGCGCCTTCGACACGTACAGCATTGGTGATCTGCGCCAGATCGTTGAACGCATCGGCAGCCCTCGATTGATTTTGCTGAGTGACGGCAGAAATCAGTTTCTTGTCTATACGCTCATTGGAATGGGCTTTCAGGTATTTGACGTTCTCCGCGAAATTACGCATCAATGTTCGCTTGGCATCGGTCGCGGATGATATGGCTTGTACTATCAATGCATCGCGCAGCCGTGAATCTTCAATGACACGGGCTTGCATGAGTTTATCCCAAGCGCCTTCAGCCAGTGCCAGACGGTCATTCTGCAAGTCCACTCGAATACCTTCGATTTGGTCCCTAAGGCTGCGGACCTCGGACAACACCATTGCGATGGCCACCTGAGTCTGCAAGTGCCGCATTGTATCCATGACATCAGGCGACATCTGCTCCCAGTCAAGCCGCACCTGCTTATAGAACTTCCCGTTCACGTCGAACACTTGCGGCATAATCTTCCCGTTGGCATCCTCCTTGAAGAAGAGCTTTCCTTCTTCAACCATCTTCATGATCTCCTCGGGCAAATGAGCCACCAATGTGGCTTCATCTTTGTTGGAGAATTCCTTGATGAGCTGGAACAGCCCTGGTGCAAGCGTCTGGAGCTGTTCCAGATTGCCTAGGAAGCCGAAGATTTTACGCCGGGTCTCCAAGGACATATCCAATGACTCGCCCACCAATGATTGCGATTGTGGATCCCAACGATCAATCTCAACTTGGAACTTTGGCACCATCTCATAAACTGCTTGTTGAGAAATCGGACGACTCGGATCGTCGCCGACAAAACCACATTGCGGGCAGGACAACGCTTTGTCGGAAATACTTGTTCCGCAGCCGGGACACATTATCATTGCCATGGCTATTCCTCTTTTTGCGAAGAATCGGAATCTCGCAGATCCACTTCTTTTACTTCTTGGTAGATGGCCGAGATGTCGTTGAGGTTGATGCGGAATTGGCTTCGGGAATGGGGCGTCCATTTGCCATCTTTGAGGGTGATTTTGTCGCCGGGGTCGTAGATGACCTTGCCGTCTTGGAAGGCTTTTAGGAACAGGCCGAAGCTGGTGGAGATGCCGAGGGTGACGAGTGGGCCAAATTCTACCGTGGTCTTCCCGTCTTCTTTTTCCCTGAGATACGGCACGTAAGCGGCGCGGTTGTGCTTGCGCTGCCAGTGTTCCAGTAGCTTGAGGTATGACCATCCGGCGGCGAGTTCGCCGGTCTGCTTGTCGTATAGGGCGATCATCCCGTTGGGATCGAAGTGCTTGGCATCGGTGAAGCCGACGAGTTTAAGGTTGAGTTTCGCTCCCTCTTTGTCTTCGCCGGGGCGGTTAATGTCGCCCGAAGTGAAGTAGTACTCGTCGGGATTGCCGTTTTCGTCGGTGCCGCTGACATGTCCGTAGCGCAGGACGAAATCGGCTTGGGATTGTCCCGTTATCCATCCCGTGTCGGGCTGCGGCGTGAACAAGGTGACCCGGTGGTTGCTGCGCCGCTCAAGGGATGGTTGTTTGATGGCCTTGAGCTCCCAGATGTCGAAGTCCGGGCCGGGAATGGCGTTCTCTCCCACGCCGAGTTCCGCCTCCAGAGTCAGTCCGGGAGCGTTGGGAGCGATGTATGGCTTGTCGATGGTTCCGTCGTTGCGCAGACGCCATGGGATGATCTTCTTGCCCATGATGCCGAGAAGAGCTTCCTCAAGGATGGAGAATTCGCCGGGCTTTCTCTGGCCTTGGAACACGACCGGGCAGACGTGCCCTTTCTCGAATGTGTCCATGTTCAAGACGTATTGGGCGGCCGGCGATGGAGCGCCGACGACCAAGGCGACAACATGTCCCATTCCTTCGCCCGTGTCCTTCACGGTTCCGAAGAACAAGCAGCGTCCCTCTTCGTGGCCACGTTTCGTCTCGCTCAACAGCTCGGACGGGCCTTCCTTGCATCCCTTCAGGAAGCCGGAGAACCTTACCTCGGGATATTGCGGGTAGAAGCACATGTTGGCGTTCGGCGCGTCGAACTCGCCGTCAGGCGTGACCCATCGCCACGGAACCGGAATGCGAATCAGCAGCGGCCCGGCTTTCTTCTTCTGTGATTTCGGATCCGTGTACCACGGCGTGCCGAGGGGAAGGAAAGCTAGGTCGGAGGGATCGTTGCCTAGGAAGATCTGCTGTTTCGAGTTGTTGTTGGGCACCAGCCGCTTGACCCAGATGCTTTCGGCACCGGCTCGGGTCAACAGGTCGTGGACCTGCTGGATGTCGGCCGTGTCGTACCATTGCTGATCGTCGTTGACATGGGTATCGCGCATACCTCAACAATACCCATGCCAATGTCAGCGCCAAAGCATCAACGGTCTAGCGGCGTGTCGTTTCAGTCGTGGCTTGCGCCGGCGACGGCCAGTTGGCGGGCCTTTTGGATCGCCTCGTCGGCCAGTTCGGAATCGGAGATCAGTTCGGGGGCCTTGTTCTCCTGCATGACCTTGAGGATATGGGGACGCATGATGCGGGCGATCTCCGCGATGGCTGGTACGACCACGGAGTTGCCGAACTGGCGATAGGCCTGCGTGTCCGAGACGGGAATGCGCAGATCATCCGGGTATCCCATGAGGCGGGCGCATTCGCGCGGAGTGAGCCGGCGGGGGCGTTCACCTTCCTGCGCGACCAATATCTCGGAACCGTCCTTGTGATAGCGGGCGGACAAGGTACGGGACACCATGTCAGGCGTCACCAAGCCATAGCCGAAGCCATGTCCCATGGCCTCGTGCTTGGCCTTGTAGTCCTGCAGGTACTGCCACAGGCGTGGGGTGAGCGTGTATTTGTCCTGCACCTTGTTGTGCTCGTAGTCGAAGTACCGGTCGCCGTCCCAAGGCAGATACGGCTCGGTGCCGTCGTTTTTATGAAGGATGTCAGCGAGCACGGGCTTATGTTCGGGGAGCTTGAGGTCATCCCATGTGAAGTCGGTATGCGAGCGGAAGCCGACGATGTAGATACGTTCGCGGTGCTGGGGAACGAAGTGCTGTCCGTCGATGACCTTCCAATGCACCTCGTAGCCCAGCTCGTTCTGCAGGGCATCGAGGATGACTTTGAAGGTGCGGCCCCGGTCGTGCGAGGTCAGATTCTTCACGTTCTCCAACAGGAACGCCGCCGGACGTTTCGCCGCGATGATGCGCGCCACGTCGAAGAACAGCGTGCCTTGCGTCTTGTCCCGGAATCCGGTCTCACGGCCTAGGCTGCGTTTCTTCGATACTCCAGCCACGCTGAACGGCTGGCACGGGAAGCCCGCGAGCACCACATCGCAGTCGGGAATGTCATCCACGTCCACCTTGGTGATGTCTCCGGCCATCTGCTCGGTGAACCCATAGTTCGTGCGATACGTGCGGGCCGAGAACTCATTCCATTCCGAAGAGAACACCGCATGCCCGCCAGCCGAAGCAAAACCACGACGGATGCCGCCGATGCCGGCAAACAGGTCAATGGTGCGGAAATCGGTGCCGTCTTCATGCGTGGTGCCGAAATACAATTCACGCAGCGCAGGAACATAAGCAGGCTTGCACTCCACCTTGCCCAACTCCCAGCGCTCCACAGTCGAGGTGGATACATGCAACGACTCGGCAAGCTGACGGCGCGTCATAGAACCACGCAACAACGTGATAAGCTCAGTTGCTTCATCAAAGCCATCGGTGGCTTGGGTGCTAAGGTTTGATTCGATAGCGCTACTCATAGGGAAGAACATATATCATTATGATGACAAAAATTCCCGGAGAAGCATATGTCGGACATTTCGAACATTCGTTCGACTAAAGGTATATTATGTGTATGCCGCACGACAAAATGTCTTACTGAAAGGTGCTGATGTCTAAGAAAACCGACTCGACCAAAAAGCAGTCGAAGCTACGCCATCCTGTAGACGATCTGGAGGCGAGAGACATTTTGCGCCGCTTTGTGATTCGAGCACGCCGCGTAGAAGCACATTCGCTAGTCCAAAATAACTCTGTCGAGAAATATGTTAAACCCTCAATGACAATTAGCTACAAGGAAGGGCAACCTACTCGAATCAAATACATAATGCCCGACCAAGAGATTTTTGAATCTCTAGCAGCTCGCACAAGGCCATGCATCCTCGAATCTGAACCCGTGTATCTTGAAAAAGTATTCCGCTCGATCGATATGCTACTTGACGGAAAGCAATTGACTGGACAGGCCAAGCAGTGTTTCGATTTTTGTCGAAAGAAATTTCGAGATCTACACGATAAAAACAACGGTGAATCTTATTCGATTCAAATGTATGACAAAGATAATGTTCCCGAGGGTCGACCCTTATCTGATCTCCTGATAGGCGAAGCTTGGCTGTACTCAGATTTGGTTCATGCTGACCCCAAGGGAGACAAAGCAAGAGCGGCAAAGCTTTCATATCGTGACCGATATTATGCCGGAACGTCATTTTTCAGCATGCTAACAATTGTCATCATTAATATGCTGAATCTCATCACCGCAATTAACAAGCAGTTCCAACTCAACATCGATAAAAAAGCTTGGAAAGAACAGGTAGTGGCTTCAGCGGAAGATTCGGAAGTGGCCACCGAGAAAATGGTGGTCTTGCCTCCTAACACTAGAGTGCCCGAAGGCATTGATCCCAGTGCTCTTCCTGCAGCCATTGATGTGACTAGCCCAACTGAAGCGATTAGATTTATACAGCCCGAACACAGCACCGATGTCATTTTCCTCCGCAGGAAGGAACTTGTCAGCAAAGTCCATGGAGCTTTTTCTTGGAAAAATGACGTACTGTCCATTCTAATTGCAGACGCACTTGTACTCGAACTCAGTACTGCCGGGGCTAGCCAAGCAGAAAGCCTTCAACGAGTGGAAACTCGCATCAAGCATCGATTCACTGCCGATACGGAGGCAACTAACTCCTTACGAGCGATCATGCACAAATGCGACCGACTCCTCACGGTCATTCCATACAAGAAGGGCAGCCTCCTATATGTTGATTGTCCTCTTGCTGTTAAAAACGATAAGCAGTCGGCAAACAACTCTTCCCCTCAGAAGTAGCTACAGATTTACGTGGATCCAGCCAACTGGCCGAGTCCACGTAAATTGAAGTAGTATAAATCAGACTACTGGTTGCGCAGTTTATCTTTGGATAGTTCCCCGTCGAGCACTTGGTTAACGAGCGTGTACACGGTCTGGGCGACGCCCACTATTCCTGCGAGCGTGATTCCCCATGTGTGGGTGCCGTCGAATCCGCCGGTGGCGGCGATGGCGATGGTGCCGAACAGGATGGATGCGGCCAAAGAGACAAGCCCGACGTATCCACTGGGAATGTACTTCTTAAAGGCCTGCACGACGGCGGGCACGATCAGGCCCACAATCCCAGAGGCAAGGGTGGTTGCGGTGGAAATATCCATGGGTTTCTCCTTAGATGATGAGAGTGGCCTCCGGCATGGTGTCGAAGGCCACAATGGTTTGGGTCAGTAGCGGAGCCGCTGACCGGGGTAAATAAGATTGGGGCTGGCGAGGTTGTTCAACTGGGCGACGCGCTGCCATCCGTCGGCCCCGAAGATGCCGCTGAGAGTTTCTCCACGCTTGACGACATGCACACGACCACTTGTGGACACGGATCCGCTGGCAGCAGCTGACGTGCCTCGATAGGTGACGATGTTGCCCGGATAGATCAGGTTGATGTTGCCGGATGGCGCACTCCATGCGGACAGCGGCCACAGTCCGGTTCGCTTGGCGATACCGGACATGGTATCGCCGTTGCGCACGGTCACGCTCACGCTTCGGTCGGAAGTGTATGTGATCAAATAAAGGTGTTCGGCGTCGGCACTTGTTCCTGTACACCCTGAGCGCTCAATTTGGACATTGCCGGCGGTGATGGTGCCGGTGGGATGAGAACACCGGCATCGTCCGGTTCCTTGATGGATTCCCGAGTGCTTATCAACCAAACTGATGGTTCCCGGGAGGAAAGGAAATGACTGTTTTGCTTCAATTTTTCTTAAGCAATTGGGGCTGGTGACGTTTTGTTGGACTCGTCATTGATTCCATCACCACCGATCATGCCGCAAGACCGAGCGCACCTCGACGAGCCATGATGCTCATGCCGAACTTCGTCTTGATCCTCCTGTTCCGGTACCAGACCATGTAGCCGTCGAGCATGCCGATGAACCCGTCCATCGAGACGCCCGCGAAGCCGCGCTTGCGGAGGAACTCCTGCTTAACCCGGCCTAGGAACCCTCCGCGGCGGCGCAGCGCTCGTATTTGATGTACAGGTCCACTGCCCTGTCACGCTGCTCCTTGTTGTACTTCGCCATAAGAGGGTTCTCCTCCCGGCCGGGAAGTCCAAGAAAACATCACCACATCGAAAAGCGGATGAATGACATGGATGATGACGACTGGCTGTTTCGCGCCGCGAGGGGCGAGAACCTGTGGACGACGTGGCGGACGCGATCAGAGCCCTCCACGAGCGCGAACTCGTGTGAATCAGGCATGGAGGTATCGCGGCGTTTGTATGCATTTGTATGCGGATTGTTTTCGACGGTATAATTAAACCCCCTTGAAAACCTAATGTTTTCAGGGGTTACGGTCGGGCTGACAGGATTTGATTTGAATAGCGTCATCTCAACGTTTATAGGCTCTCAGGTGTGATAATGATACACCTAAGGATACTTCGTATCGCTTTAAACCAGATCATAGTAAGAGGCCAGAACGATGAGCTTGTCTCATCTCGAGGAACCTTTTGAGGTTTCGATACGCCTCATCTTGATGAGGGGGGCAGGTCTGGCCTTGGAAGACGCTCTGCGGCGAGCAGATCATGTGGTTACGGTTGTTTTGTTCTTTTCTGAGATACGTTTTCTAAGAGCCTCGTGTTTTTGCTTTTGGCTTGGTCTTGGATTGATGAGAACGAACTATTCGTCTACGTTCACTTATTAGTGCCTCTAGATGAATAGCCAGATCTCGATTCGAAGAAAAACGCATTTTTGATAGATTGCACGTGAGATGGAGATTTCGCCTTTAAAACGACTCTCCGTGTTCTTGCTTCTCCTCGGAGATCCGCTGGTGCTTTTGACTGTCCTGCGGCTTGGCCGTGTCTGGCGTCTGGACGTGGGTGCATGGGGCGTGTCCTGATTACCGAGGTGACTCTGTGGCGAAGGACCTAGCAATGGGAGCGAACTCGCGAAAAGCGAGGATCGCGGTCCATTGTGGTTTCTGAGTTGCAGATAAGTCGCTGAGGTGGTGAAGGACGTTAGCTCTGTGTGCTTGCGTCTGGGTTGTTGGATACGGCTGTGCTGTGCGGCCGGGAGTGCCTTGAGCGGGTCGAAGAGCAAATCCCGGGGGCAAGCTTCGTAGCGAAACGGAGAAGCGGTCTAGACGGTTTGTAACCGGCTAGATGCCCAGTATTATTATTAGGGATTTGCGTAACTTTGATACTGATTTGATATAGACACACTTATTAGTGAATTTTTGACCTCTAGATTTGTAACACGCCAGAGACTCCATTTTAGGCTGTTTGTTACAAAAAACGACGCTGATATTAGTCCTTCCGAGTGATGAAAGGTAGTAGCCACAGAAACGGAAAACTATCAACAATGAAAGACTCTAATCTGGTCTCCAGCTCTCGTAATAACTGGTTCTTTACGTTGAACAATGTCGAGGAATGCTTCGGCACCGAAGACCCTTCCAAGATCGAAAGTGCTCTTGAGAAGAAGTTGTCCCATTACCGGTATGCCTGTCAGCTTGAACGTGGTAAGGATTCCGAACATCTGCATTTGCAAGGCGTTATAGCCTCTGACGGTCGTGTAAGGGGCAAGACTCTGATGAATAAGCTTCCTGGCATCCATCTTGAGGTTGTGAAGAATCTTCAGGGTTCGTACTCCTATTGCACCAAGGAAGACACTAGGGTCGCTGGCCCCTTTATCCATGAGTACTCCACGAAGAAGAACGATGATGGTGATCCTTTGACTTGGAACGATCTGGTGGACACCTCCATGACCTATGAGGAGTACAAGAGGTTCGATGGGTCTGGCTATACCTCGAAGAAGCTTAGGGACAGGAAGATCATCTACTTTGAGGTCTACAAGGAAGGTAGGTCTCTCAGCGATGTGATTAAAGACCCTTCTCTGGCTGTGATAGTGGCGGATAACCTTCAGTACTGCAAGACGCTTGAAGCTAAGTACCTTGAGGAGAAATCCAAGGCATGTGAGGATGAGCTTCCTTTTGTGGAATACCGTTGGGGTGAGACCGGCACTGGTAAGACGTGGACTGCTTTGCATGATCCTGAGACTGGCAAGAGGCTTGACGATGTCTATCTCGTGAAGGATTGGGCCGCACCTTTTGACAACTATAAGGGTGAGTCCGTGATTCTTCTGGATGATCTGCGTGGTAGATCTGTTGACCGTTCTTTTGCGCGTAGCGGCATTGCTCTTGCTGATCTGATCAAGATTCTCGATAATTATTCCGGTGAGGTCCACGCTAGGAACGTGAATAGGTATCTCGCCGTTAAGAAGTTCATCATCACGTCCAATTGGCCTTTGGAAGACCAGTATGTCGGTGAGTCTCCTTGTGATAGGGATGCTTTCTTCAACCGTATTGACAAGGTCGTGTTGTTCGTTGGCGGGTCTCGGCGTAAGAAGGAGCATAGCAGCTTCATCCACTATCCTGACGGTTCCGAGGTGAAGGTTTCTCTCTCTGGTAGGGAGATCGGGGACAGTGGGTTTGCCAGTTCCTTGAAGGAGTGTGTCGAGCCTCTGGATCCTAACCGTGAGAGCAAGTACGGTATCTATCCCGATGGGATTTCTCTGGACATTGACTGACCGATATTGGAATTACGTTGATTAGTAATTCCTTTTCTGCCCTCGTCATTTTGGCGGGGGCTTCTTTATTGGAAATAATGATACAGGCAATGATACACTTTTTGGGCATGAAAAAGGGAGAAACGTTGGAATTTCAACGAATCTCCCCTGTGGGTCGGGCTGACAGGATTTGAACCTGCGACATTCTGCTATATTCGGGCATGGCATGACTGAGCGTAGCCGGGTGTGAGCATTGTCAAGAACGTTGAAATTCCAACGTTCTTAACAATACGATACGCAGTGGTTCGCTTTGTTGAAATTAACTGTTCGCAACTGTCATCGTGTCGATATCGTGTCGATGTGGTCGAACCGCGCAGCCTTCCATCGGAAAATGAAAAAGGCCCCTCCCCCAGCATAGAAGCTGAGAGAGGGGCGAGTGCGAGTCTCACGTCAGAAAATTAATCACTGGCCGTCCTCGTCGGCCTTGACAGACGTGAGCTGGCTCACGCCGATGAGCGCGCCGACGAACAAACCGATCGCGTTGATGGTCGTAACGAGTTCGCCGCAGTGCGGCAGTCCCCATTGCGGGCCGACCGCTCCGACGAGCCATGCGACGGCCGGCAAAGCGATCAACGCGAGCCACTTGAGTATGTCGTATACCCTGCCCGGCAGCAGGTAATCGGATTGCGGGCTATTGGATTCATCCATTTTTCACCTCTTTAAACATTGCGGCAACCGTCTCCACAACGCTTAAAGTCGTGGAGACGGGAGTTTCAGCGCAGGTACTGTCCGGGATAGATAACGTATGGGCTGCGGATGCCATTGCGTGCGGCAGCCGACTGCCAGCCGGAGCCGTAGATGCTCCAAAGGCTTTCGCCGGAACGGACCACATGGCCTCCGACCCCGCTCGAAGCGGTGGACACGGACGCGCCGCCATAGGTGACGATCTGTCCCGGATAAATCCTGTTGATGTCACCGCTCGGCACACGCCAGGCGGACACCGGCTTCAGACCGGTGCGTTCGGCTATGGCGCACATGGTGTCGCCGGAACGGACCACGACGCTACGCGAACCCGTGGCGGCCGTTCCGCCGGAACCTCCGCCGAGGCGACTGTTGACGATCTGCATGACCGCCGCGTAATTGCCACCCAACGCCTGCCTGCGGGCCGGATCATTGCCGAAATCGCCGCGGATGGTGCGCGTGGCCAAAGCGTTCAGGTCGACCGCCGGAGCGGTCGTGGGCTGAGGTTTCGGCTTGACGCTCGGCAGATCCGCCGCGCCCTTGTCGTCAGGGTTCGCGTACTTGCGCCATGCCGCGCGGTCGCCGCGGAACTTGTTCAGGTCGAGACGTCCGGACCAGCCGCTGAGACTGCCGTTGGACGTGTACTGCCTCATCACCTCGCCGCGCGCTCCGATGTTCCACGGGGCGGTCTGGTAGCCGGTGACCATGTTCGTGGCGTACTGTGCGATCCAGATGCCGCAGTTCAGCTCCGTCTCCATGCCGGCGACCTGCCAGTAGCCGGAGTCCATCGTGTAGATGATGGGGTTCACGCCTGTCAGACGCTTGACCTCGCGCGCCCAGCGGCGCGGCCACTGCTTGTCGCCCCATGCCGTGTTGTCCTGCGCCTCCCAGTCGAGGATCAGTACGCTCTTGTGCACGTATCCGCGCACATTGTCGACGAAGAACCGGGCTTCGGTCTCCGGGTTGCCGCCGCGCGCGTAATGGTAGACGCCGGTCTCCTTGCCGCTGTCGATGGCGCCGGCGAGCTGACGGTTAGCGTCGGTGTTGACGCCGTTGGACAGGCAACCACCGTACACGCCGCCGGAACCCCATGTGGTGCCGACGATGACGAAATCGGCCGGCACGGTCGCGGTGTCGATGCCGCACTGCCAGTTCGAGATGTCGTACCCGTTCATGTCGGCCATCGCGGCCGGCGCGACCGCCATGGATATGGCGACCGCGAGCGCGGTCAGTAGCTTGCGCCATTGTCGGCGTGGATTCATGCGCTTGTGTTTCGGCTTGCCTTTGTTGAGGATGTTCAATTCCTCTCCTTTCCTTTGTCCGTACCGTCCGCCTTGTACGGACGGTGTGGAAATCTTTTGAATCTTTCAATCTGTGTTCGCGATATGCGCGTCACGTATGTCTTGGATCATCGAGGTTCCGGTTCCATTGCCGCCCAGACCGTGGTAAGCGGCATATATTCGTTCCGCGCTTTGCTTCAACGGAATGCTCGCAACACCACCTGCATCGACCATCTGACGGTACAGAGCCTCGAGTTTGCAGAACAACAGTTCCCTGACGCCCTCATGCAGTGGATCGTGACGTTGGTCGACCTTGCTCAGAATCCAGGTGACGAACACGCCGCTGCCTCCGCTGCCGATGATGGCGATAACGATTGCGACGATGGTTTCCTGGCTCATTGGGAATCCTTCCGAAAGGAAAATCCCACACGTGGCTACCGTTGGAAGCCGCGATAACCACGTGTGGGATTTTGGAGGTTGAAATGTTGTTGGGAACGTTTGTGGATGAGGTCTGGTGGCCCTCCTGCGGGAAGCTCCGCGAGTGCACGAGGGTGGGCTACGAGTCGGCCTACCGCTGCCACATCCAGCCGAAATGGGCTGACGTCGACATGGAGTCGATCACCGCGAACGACATCGAGGAGTGGCTCGGCTCGTTCAATCAGGCCGGCGCCGCGCGCAAGGCGTGGGCCGTGCTGCGGGCGATACTCCGACTCGCCTATCGCAAGGGAGTCACCGACAATGACGTGACACGTCGTGAAATCAGACTGCCGCACCTGCGGCGGTATGAGCCGCGCGTGCTCGACGCCAGACAGGTAAGACGGCTGCTCAAAGGCTTCTACGGTCACGCGTTGGAAGCCTGGTTATTGGTCTCCGTCTGCGCGGGACTGCGCCGATGCGAGTCCGTCGGCATTGAATGGGCCGACTTGGATTTACGCCGGGGAACCGTGACCGTCAAAAGGTCAGTGCAATGGGTCGCTGGACATGAAACGGTCACCGACCCGAAGACCGACCAGAGCCGACGGACGGTCGCACTACCACAGTTCGCAGTCAAACGGCTCGCGCAATTGCGCCACGGCAGAACCGGCAGGCTGGTCGGCGATCTGAACGCCAACCAGGTGGCAGCTCATTACACGTCATGGTGCCAACGCATGAAACTCCCCTGCGTGCCGCCAAGGAACCTCAGGCACACCTTCGGCACTCTGGCAATCGCTGCGGGAGCCGATATCTCAGTGGTCGCACGACAACTCGGTCACAGCGACATCAAGACAACCGCCCGCTACTATCTCCGCCCCGATTTGTCCGTGCTGAGAAGTCTGCAGCGGGCATGGGAAAGACTCATCATCGGAGCCGCGTAGCTTTCCGTAACCCAGCCATGGAAACCTCCATACACGAACAGCAGACTCACTCTATGTCGCGTCGGACGCATCGTCACGATCAACGGCAACGTCAAGTTCGACGGCAGTGGACAGCAGAACTACTCGACGGCGAATGAGACCATCCCAGAAGCGTTCCGTCCGCTCGCCGACCAGAGCATCATATCGTTCCCGTCCTGCGGTTTCAGCCTGCTTGTCATGCGTGATGGGAAGGTGCAGATGCTTGGCGACCCGAAATCCGCTTACTCCACGGCGCACGGCTGTTGGATGGCACTGCAATAGCTTTCCGTAACCCTGTACCAGGATTCCAATTGGATCATCATGCGTAACGGCAGGATGATTTTGATCAAGTTCAGTGGGAAAATCGGTTCGGGCAGTTGGGATACTGTTGAATGTCCGGTAAAGCTCGAGTCCTGGTATCGTCCCATCGTTGACTTGTCGACTGTCTGCCTTGTATCAAATGGGCAAACGGCGCGAAGCCTCACGGCCAGAGCTGATGGAACTATCCGAGTGGCGAACATGGGAAACGTTGGCAGCAATCAGGATTGCGTCGGCACGCTTTGTTTCCCAATCCCATGATTTCTAGCTTTCCGTAGCCCTCACTGCTACCTTTAAGTTTCAGGACACAGGATCGTTTGTTGGCGCCCTATATGGTGGATCCAACACGATTACCGTCAAGGGCAACATGCTGTATGTCGATTTGAGCTCTTTCAAATCAACCGTCGAAGTCTCGAACTATAGGGTCTGGTTATATCAGTCAGGGATACGTCCATCGGCCACAATTGGACTGGGATGTGTTGGATCAAGTCTTGCGGATCCGCACTACAACAAGCAAGCGAATTGGAATCCAGATGGCAGTATTACGTTACTTGGCGGGGTTGGCAGGGATAACATCCTGATACAGCGTTTTTCCATGCCGATTCCTAGTGGAGTGACGTTCTCCTAGACAAGTGGCACCGTGATACAGCCTTCGACCCATCCCACGTTTGCGCTTACTGTCATCTTTCCCGAGGAACGCAAGGCGATGGTGTGCTGCGCCACCTGCACTTCGACGCCATGCAATCCGATGCTCGAATTGGATACTGCGGCGCAATGCACCTCGAAAGCCGCCTCCAAACCGGCTGGGAGTGTGAAAAGCGGGGATGTCTCCCATTCTTTCGCCGCATTCCAGTCGCTACCGACTCGGATTGCGTGGAATGCGACGATCAACAGCTTGCCTACCAGCGCGGTACGGTAATTCACGTTCCAATTCTGGTTCGATCTGGTGAGGGTTACGGAAAGCTATTCAGGCGAGAATGTAGGTCATCGTCCCGGAGAACGTGCCGCTGTTCTGCCCCGCGCCACAATTGACATAACGGAAATTGCCATTCGTTTCCAGAATGAAATCACGCTGGCTGCCACCATCACGCCCCGACCACGTGCCATGCGTGACGACCGCAGGCCTCCAACCCTCCGGAAGGGTACCGAACTGTCCACTGCCCCACGAGTCAGTGCTCGCGCTTTTCCAGTTGATGCTAATCTGCGCGATCTTGCCAGACTTCACGCCGGTCACGGTGCCATACTGTGATTTAATCAAAGTCTGGGTTACGGAAAGCTATTAAAAGTGGATTTCCACGATTCCGCCTGTGACAGCCACCTCGGGACCAACGAGCAGGTTGACGGTCCCGTCCGGCGCGATCGATACTTGGACTGACCGCTGCAGATATGACGGGTGAATGAATGGAATCGCCACTGTCGTCCCAGACGATAGTATGGCTCTGCCATTCAAAGCCTTAATCGCATTCGGATTGGGTATTTTCCCGATTGGATAGATTCCTCCGTTGCCATTGCTTTTCCCAAACGGCAGGGTTACGGAATCCCACAGTTGGCTCATCGGAGGCAACTGCTTGACAAGCATGACAGGAGTTCCAGCGGTGATGCCACTGATTGGAATGCGGGCGATCGGAATCCATACGGTGCCGGAATTGTTCAGGATACTACCCGACGGTACCGTGGGGTCAGCCGCCGTGCCACTGGTGGCGGTGCCCTTCAGCACCGCGAGCGCGATCGTTTCGATGTTGTTCGAGTCTCGCGTGTATTTCACGCAGATTAGGTCGTTGCGGTTCTGTCCTGTGACTCCGCTTTCGATGGTGACGGTTTCCGCCGCGGTGACGCGTGCGTATCGTCCTTCGATCACAAGGTTGAGGACCGGGATGAGCGCCTTGTTTGCTGACTGCATGGTCACGGCGGGGAATTTGCCGTCGCTGCCTTGCAGCAGGTAGTTGCCGTTTCCGACCAGTCCGGCCTGCATGGCTCCTTGGTCACTGGATGTGATGTGCGGAGCGCCGGCCTTGCCGGTGATGAGATTCATGGTCATGGTCATTCCTTCCTATCTGTTGTGTTGTTGAGGTATGCGGCGTAGGCGGCGTCCTGCGTGGCTGCCAGCGCTTTGAACGTCTGCCAGCATGCGGTACAGACGAGCGCGCCCTGTGCGACTCCGTCGACGGTGGTGTGGGTGATGTCGTGCCAGTCGCTGGAGGTGCGTGGGTCACCGTCGGCGAGGTATGCGGAGGCGTGGCATCGGTCGCAGGTGTATCTGGTGATGTTCGTGGTTCGTGCCATTGATGTTCCTTTCTCTTTCAGGCTGTGCGCTGGTAGATGTGTCCCGGAAGCGTCGTGCCGCATTCCTTCCAAGTGCCTCCGTAGGTTGTTCCCGGATTGGCCGCGGAAGTGGTCCAGTAAAGGGAGCCCACGGGGTGGGCGGCGATGAATGCCTGGCTCACGCTCATGCCGTTGTCTCCCTTGTCACCCTTCGGCCCTTTGGGCACGACGTAGCTACCGACGCCTTTGACAGTCACATCGCTACCGTTGATGGCGGTGACCTGCCAGAACCCAAGTTCAAGACCATCTGCGAATTGATATTGGTCAAAAATGGTGTCTCCGACCTGCAGGTTTCCATTTGGCTGAATAGCAGATAGGGCAATTTTTCTCACTTCTCCGCCCGCACCCGAACCGTCGATGTCGCCATTGAATTTCCGTAGGCTCAGTCCTCGTGGCCCAGTGGCTCCCGTTGGACCCTTCGCCCCGGTGGCGCCGGTCGCTCCGGTGGCCCCGGTCGGGCCTTGCGGTCCTTGCACTCCCTGCTTGCCTTGCGGTCCGGTGTCGCCCTTGGGGCCTTTGACATTGCCGAGCAGAATCTTCGTCATGCGTGCTCCTTATTTTCCGTCGTTGATCGTGTAGTACAGGTCGCCCGTCGTTGGATCGTAGGAGACGGGAGCTTCTGACGCGGTGGCCGTGTCCGCGTATACGGCGTACAGGTCCCCGTTCGGATCGACCTGGAGCGTGAAGAATCCTGATGCGGGTGCCGTCACGCCGCTGGCGCCCTGCGGGCCGGACGGCCCCTGTGGACCCTGCAGTCCCTGAACGCCCTGCGCTCCTTGCTTGCCTTGCGGGCCGGTGGCCCCGGTAGCTCCAATGGGACCGGTGGGGCCAATGGGACCGGTAGGACCAGTAGGCCCGGTGGGACCTGCTGGCCCGGCCGGCCCGATATCCCCTTTGTCTCCCTTGTCACCCTTCAGACCTTCAGGGCCTTGCGGACCAGTAGGCCCGGCGGCTCCAGTGGCTCCTTTGGGGCCTTGCGCACCGATGATGGATTGACGGGAAATCGTCTTTCCCGTGAATAGGCTGCCGGACTGTGAAACGCACTGCCAGACGATGCTGTATTTTCCGCCACCTGACAATGCGGTCGAATATTCGTTGGCGAGTGGTGTTCGGTTCAACCATTCGCTCACGTTCCCCGTGAAAGTGGATCCCACCGGATATTCGCCGACGAGGGATTTCTTCATCACGAGCGCCGGAAGGCCGACGTCGCCTTTAGCTCCCTGAACGCCCTGCGCTCCTTGCTTGCCTTGCGGGCCGGTGGCCCCGGTATCGCCCTTGTCGCCTTTGGGGCCTTTGATGTTGCCGATCAATAGTCGCGCCATGTGTCACCTTTCCGGGATGTCCACGTACAGGTTCCCGCTCTCGGAGTCCCAGACGAACGAGGGTGGGTTCGTGTTGTCCGGATAGTTCACGTACAGGTCGCCGTCGCCTTCCATGCTGAGCGTGAAGAAGCCGTTCGAGGGGGCGGATACGCCGCTGTCGCCCTTGTCACCCTTCTCCCCTTGCGGGCCCTGGATGCCTCGGGAACCTTGGATGCCTTGTCTGCCCTGGGGGCCGGTCGCTCCCTGTGGACCCGTGGGACCCTGCGGACCTGTGGAACCCGTCGGGCCTTGCGGTCCCGCCGCGCCGATCGCGCCGGCATCACCCTTATCGCCTTTCTCGCCGCGTATCCCCTGCAGTCCCTGCGGGCCTTCGGGACCGGCGACGCCTTGCGGCCCTCGCTCCCCGGTCGCTCCTTTCTCTCCCCGAGGACCGGTGGGTCCGGTCGCTCCGGTGGCCCCCTGTGGTCCTGCGTCGCCCTTGTCGCCCTTCTCCCCTTGCGGACCCTGGTCGCCTTTCGGAAGCCCCAAATTCAAGGTTTTGTCGCTGCCGGCGCCCGTGAGCGACGCGCTTGCCTGTGCACCGGGGGCGAGCGTGTCCACCGAACCGATTTTCAGGCCGGTGATGTAGTCGCCTTTCGGCTGTTTACCCGACAATGCGTTGTTGAGCGAGTCGATGTCGTTTCTGGTCACGTCGGCGCTGAACGTCCAGGCGTCGAGTTTGAGGCCGGCTCCAGCGTAGTAGGCGTGGCCACCATCCCCGATGGAGGATTCTCCGCTGTTGCCGCCGGCGCTGGCACCTCCGGATTCGTAGGTGACGGTAAGCACGCCTCCCGAAACCTTGACGATCTTCTTGGAGATCTCGGCAGTGACGACGAGGCCCGTGTTGTTGTCACGACCCGTGACCAGGTCGCCAACGTCCGCGTCGATGCCGTCGGGAATGTCCACGTCGATGGTGCTAGTGTTCCGAAGTTCCTGGAATTTCTGCCTGCCCTTGTCCTCGAGCTCGTCGGCTTCGGCGTTGGACAACTCGTATGTGGCGGTGCGTTCGTCAAGGCCTTTGAGGGTCTGCGTGTGGCTGAACGTGCCGTGCGCGTCGGCGTACCAGTGGATGACGGTACGGTCCTTGAGCTCGCCCTTGCCCAGGCAGATGAGATGGTTGATCGGGTGCGCCGCCTGTTTGGCGGTGAAGTCGATGAGGTCCGAGTCGATGCTGTCGCCGATCGTGCGGACGGGCATGGCGCTCATGGATACCTTGTCGCCGTCATTACGCAACCGGAGTTTGAGTCCGCTTGCCCTGAGCATCTTGACCAGACCGCTGTACAGGTCCACGTACCGGTCGAACTGGCAGGTGGTCTTGTGGTCGGCGCTTTCTTCGGTGACGGTGAACAGGCCTTGCAATCCCGCACGGCTGACGAGCGTGCGCATGATGACGGGAATCGTGCCGGACAGGGTGAGGTAATCGTTGTTCCTGTCCGGTTCGATGATCTTCGAGGCGAGCACTCCATGCCAGTCGCGGCCATGCCATGTGACGGTGGACAGGCCTCCGTCCACGTCGACATCCGTGTCGTCGATGATGCCGCCGTACTCGGTGCCGTCGATCATGATGCGGCTCCCCGCCTTGAGCGCGGCGTCTTCGACCTGCAGGTCGAAGTCGTTCTCCCCGCTACCGAACGCGAGGTCGAGCGTGTATGAGGCGTGGCTCGCCACGGGTTTGCCTGTGGCGTCGGTGACGATCAGGTCCATGGCGGTTCGCTCCTTTCCTCGCAGACCGTCAAGTCGAATTGGAATCCTCCCGGCCAGCTGATCGGCTGTGTTCCGGGCGCGAGCGGTTGGAACACGTACCGGCCGGAATCCTTGCCCGACCCTCGCACGGCCTGCGCGAAGCAGTTTGTGACGAGACCTGTGCCGCTGACCATGGTGACGGTCCTGACATCGCCGGTGCCGTCGATTTCCAGACGCGAGCCGGATGGCACGGTCACGTCGACCTCGTACCGGTTGTTTCCGATGATGACGTACGGTTGCGCGCATGGTCCGAATATCGTGAGCTTGACCGGCTGCGGGATGGACGTGTCGTTGACGATCTCGGCACCCAATGCCATGCCGGCGAAATCATGCGGATAATCATATGGATAGTCAAGGTCGGCGGTTCCGGAATCGTATCGCGGCGTGAAATGCGTCATGGTCGGACGGCGCCACACGCCATCGGCCAGCACGATGGTCAACTGCGTCTCGACCATCGTGGGCGTGATGGATTGCGGTTCGCTTTTCGTGATCCACGCTTTGGCTTCCCATTCGCCGTCGGCCACGAGCGTGCCCGGGTTCCCGGATGCCATGTCGGCGTCCGCGAGGCGGCGCAGTAGGTCGAGCGTGGCCGGAGAATCGTGGATCTTCACGGTGACTGTCGCCTCGCGTGCCTTGCGGGTGATGCCCGTCATGCCACGTGAGGCGAGGCTGTAGTCCCAGACGCGGGCTCGCAGTCCCGTGAGCGTCTCGCCGTACAGCGGCCCCTCGAAGCCGATGCGCTCACCTGTGGCGGCGGATGCGTATTCAAGCGATTGCACTTCTCACCTTCCTTGCGAAGTCGCGGTCCCCTATCGTCGGCGTGTACCTGGCGATGATCGATCCGAGGTCGTCGTGCAGCGATTCGACGGCCGCGATGAGTTCCCGCAGATCGCCGTCGCCGGCATTGGCGCCGGTGCCGGCCGTGACGTTCAGCCTGCCGGTCTTCGACCAGTCCGCGTCGGAGAGGCTCATCGTGGAGACGAGCGAATCCATGGAACGGCTGACCACATGCGCGGAATCGTCGATGCCCAATGCCATGCCACGTCCGACCATCACGCCGACCTCGTCGCGGAACACACGCGACGGGGAATGGATGCCCAAAGCGTTCTTAGCCTTGTCCACCAAGCCCGACAACGCGTTGGTGATGCTGGAATACAACGAGCCGACCATTCCTGTGATGCCGTTGATCAATCCCTGGATGATGTTGCGGCCAGCATCCACCAGCCAGCTTCCCGCGCCGGACACCGCGCTCCGGACGGTTCCGCCGATCCCGCTCACGACACTCCCGACACGGCCAACCATGTTGCTTACGGTGCCGACGATGCCGCCCCAGACGCTCGACACAATGCTTCTGACACCATTCCACAACGCGGCCCACACGCTTCGGATGGTCGAGCATGCGGCGGATACCACGCCACTGACCATGCCGACTCCCGCGGAAACGACGCCTTGGATGCCGCCCCACACTGCCGACGCGATGCCCTGGATGGCCGACCACGCGGCGCTCCAGTTCCCGTTGACGACCGCGAGCGCCAGTTGGATGATGCCTTGGATGACGGTGAGTGCGGTGCTGATGATTGTGGTGATGATGGTCCATGTGCCTTGTACGACGGTGGTTATGGTGTTCCAGAGTCCGTTCCAGACCGTGCTGATGATGGTGGCGGCGGTTTGGAAGATGGTTTGGATGTTCTGTATTCCGGCTTGCAGGAGCGGTGTGATGGTGGCGGTGAATGTTTGGATGCCGGTGATGATCGCGGTGAGTGCGGTCATGATGATGGGGCCGATCGTGTTCCAGACGTTTTGGAGGACGGTGGTGATGAGTGTCCATCCGGTTTGCCAGATTTGCTGGATTTGGCTCATGGTCTGGGTGATGAATGTTCCGATGGCTTGTAGTGCGGGTTGGCATGCGGTGCTGATCTGGTTCCAGATTCCCGCGAACCATGTGGCGAAGCTGTTCCAGAGTTGTTTGCCGGTTTCGGTTTGGGTGAAGAACCATGTCAGTGCGGCGACGACCGCGCCGATGGCTACGACAAGCATGCCGATCGGATTCGCATCCAAGGCAGCGCTGAATGCCAGCTGCACGGCGGTAGCAGCCTTGGTCACCGCGCTCCACGCCGATTGAGCTGCCTTGACAATATTGAACGAGCCGGCGAGTTGCTTCAGTCCTCCGGCCGCGCTTCCCGCGTCGGAGATCTTGCCAATCATGTCGAAAGCGGCCGTAGCGGTCTTCTCCACACCGGAGGCAGTCGCGGAAATGGCCTTCAGCCCACCGGAAACTGTTTTCAGCCCGGCGGATACCGCGCTGATGCCTTTGCTGGCGAGGACGAACGCGGTGATTCCCTTGGCCAGCGGGATGATGCTGTCCGCGTGGGCCGACACGTAGTCAAGAAGACCTGACACGGCATGCAGGAGTGTTTTGAATCCGTCCGCGACCGCCGGCAATTGTCCTTTCGCCTGATTGTAGAGTTCGGAGAGCGGTTCGGAGATGACATTCCAGACGGCTCCGGCAGCTCCAGACAGGGATGAGCCGAGTTCCTTCAGATCGTCCTTGAGGGAAGCGAGATAGGAGGCGAACTGCTGGACAGTCTGGCTTTTGCCGAGCTTGTCGAAAAAGGCGGCGGCCGTGGGGATGGCCTGTTCCAATCCCTTCTGCAATCCCGCGCCGACCTGCTCCAGCGTCGGTTTCACGGCGGCGGTGAACGCGTCGATGAGCGGAATGGCCTGGTTGAACAGTCCGCGCAGTCCGTTGAGGACGGGCGTGGCTGCGGTCTCGCCGAGTCGGCTCAACGCGGCCTTCACGTTCGCCAGCGCGCCGGTGAACGTCGTTCCGGCGCTCTGGGCGGCACCGCCCAATCCTTCCTGCATGGCGTCGGCGAAGGTCTGGAAGTCGATCTTGCCGTCCGAGACCATGTCGGAAACTTCGGCGCTGGTCTTGTTCAGGTGCTTGCCGAGCATCTGGAGGACCGGGATGCCGCTCGACATGAGCTGGAGCATGTCGTCGCCCTGGAGTTTTCCTCGCGCGGCGACGGAGCCGAAGATCGTGCCGATGTCGGTCAGGCTCCTGCCGCTGATCTGCGCCGTGTCGGCGACGGTCTTGAGCACCTGGGTGAGCTCGCCGCCCTCCTTGACGCCGGAGGCCGACAGGCTGGCCGCCACGGTCGCGGCGTCGCCCAGTCCGAATGCGGTGCCCTTGACGGATGCGAGGGCGTCGTTCATGATCTCGGTGACGCTTGCGCTGTCGTGGCCGAGGCCTTTGAGCTTGGCCTGCGCGTTCTCGATGTTGAGGGCGCGCGTGAAGCCGCCCTTGGCGGCCAGTGCGGTGATGCCTCCTGCGATGGTGGCGATCGCGCCGGTGCCGACCTTGCCGATCTTGCCGAACGCGCCGCCGATTTTCGAGATGAGGGTGTTGGAACCTTTCCTGGAGGCTTTGCTGACGGCGTCGCCGATGTCGCCTTCGATGCTTTTGCCGAATCCTTTGCCGGATGGTTCGACGTGGACGTATACGACGCCGATGTCCTGTGCTGCCATCGTGCTCCTTGCTGTGTGTCGGGATTCCGATGGCGGTCGGGATCAGAGGTCGTCGTTTCAGAGGTCGTCGTTGATGTGGAAGTAGGCTTTGAGCCGTTCCCTGTCCTCGCGCTGCCGACGGGTGAGGCTGTGCGTCGGTGTCGGCTGGCGGAGTGGATCGTGCTCATGGTCGAACCATGGACGCTTCTTCCGTTCCGGCGCGGTAAGCCACATGGCCTGTTCGGCGGCGCTTGGCGCGTAGAGGGCGTTCTGCCCCGCCATCCACGAGTGGCTCGTGTGGTCTTTGAGGATCTCGCGGGTCAATGCCCATGCGAGTCCCCAGTCGGTTCGCGGGCGGGCTCCCGCGATCCATTCCTGGAAGTGTACGGGCCTGTAGACCTGCCCGTACGCGCGTATCCAGTCGTAGGCTAACGCCGCGCGGTGGTTGTTCCAGAGGTGGGCGAGGTAAACGCTTTTGGGTCCAGTCCGGATTCGTCGGCCCATGCCTTCACCGTGGCGATGAGGTAGGCGATCGGACGTTCCGTCTTGCGTAGCACGTTCCAGAAGTTCGGCTGCGCGTTCTCGAAGTATGCGAGGAACGCACTCATGCAGGCCATGGTCTCCTCGTCGGACAATGCCGGCCTGCTCTTGACCAGGAGGATGGCCTGGATGAGCTCGATGGGCAGTTCCGCGTTGTTGAGATTCGGCAGGTCGAGTTTCACGCCGGCGACCTCGAGGTGCACGTCGGGCTTGAGCTCCTCCGCGTCGGTCAGGTCCACGTCCACGACATGGTAGGTGTTGTCACTCATGTTGGCTCCGTTCTGATGTTGGCGGTCGGTAAAAGGATCCCGTGCCGTCGACCGCCATCGGCGGCACGGGAAGAATCGATGGGCTACTTGGCGTCTTCGGTGACGAGGCCCCACGCGTGGAACTGCTCGCCCTTGTCTCCCTTGAGCATCTTGAACGTCATGCTGAAGCTCATCAGCTCACTGGACTTCAGGCTCACGTCGTCACGGTCGCTCACCTTCGCGTTGGTGCCGTACAGGAGGAACGGACGGTCCTGCTGGTCGAGCGCGACCAGCACGAGGATCCACTCCTTCTTCAATCCGGCGCCCTTGATGCTGATGCCGCCGTCGGATTCCACGTCCACGTCGAAGTAGGCGGACACGACATCCTTGCGGCCTTCCATGGCGGCCAGTTGGAGCGTCCAGTAGCCCGGATCCGTGTCGGACAGCACGATGTCGCCGTTGTGGGCCTTGTAGTCGGTGCTGTCGCCCGGTTCCGGATGCAGTACGGCGCCGTCCTCCGTGGAGTAGCCGATCGGCTTCTTGCTTGCCGGCGGGGTCCAGGCCACTCCGGTCGGAGCCACGAACGCGCTGTCGCCCTTGGGGAACAGGAACAGCGCGTAGTTCTTGATCAGGCGCACGTTGCCTGCGGTGTTGCCGCTGGACACGTACCCGTAGTCGGTCGCGCCCTGCGCGGCGACGGTGGTTTTTTCGTTGTTGTCAGACATTCGTCTGCACCTTTCCGTTCTTCGCGTGTGGCGGCACGTTGTCTTTGGTTGTGTTTCAGTTGACGGTGACCTCGAGCAGGAGCACTCCGTACGCGCACACCAGCCTCTTGTCCTCGTCAGTCATGCGTACCGGCCCGGATTCGAGTGACGCGTCGATGAGCGGCGCGACGGTTCCGAGCCCGATGATCTCCCTCGCGATGTCGGCCCACAGGCGTGCGGCCTTGTCCCAGTCGCCCGTATGGTCCTCTCTCATGCAGCGCACGCTCAACCGCAGCCGCACGTACTGCGAGATTGGGGTGCTCATGCCTTGCATGGAGTCGGCCAGCGTGGCTTCGGTGAAGGGAGGTTCGAGGTCGCTTCGTTCGATGGTGTCGAACGTCACGTCCGGGAACAGTGTCCTCAGTTTGGGCAGGAGCAGGGGTTCCGTGCGCCGGGGAGTGACCGGGATGCTCATACGCGCATCCTTCCGAGCGTGTCCTCCAACGTGCCGTGCGCCTTCTCCACCGGTGCCGGGCAGATGATCGCCACGCCGCTGCGGTTCTTGCCGTCATGGTCGCGGACCATGCAACGGTCATCCTCTACGGCGGCTTCGGCCGCGTCCCTCATGCGCGAGCGCAATGTCTCGTTTTTGAGGACCTGTTGGCTGAACGCCTTGCGGTTGAATACGAATCTGCATCGTTTGGCCATGCTTATCCTTCCCGTTCGCCCACGGTGATGACGTCGCCGATGTGGCGTCCGTGGAGGTTGTCCCACACCTGCGGCTTGCCCTTGACGGGCAGCAGCCGGCCCCTGACTTTGATCAGGTCGGTGGCCTGGATGCCTGTCGGTTGGTTTCCGCGGATGTGGATCGTGTATTCGGTGGTCTGCGGGCTGGCGTTCTCCTCGGTCTGGTCGGTGGTGGAGGTTGGCGCGACCATCGCCTGGAACGTGCCGACGCGGGCGGGTTTGCCCTGGATGGGGTTGCCGTCCGTGTCGGTGGTGGACTGGCCGCGCCACACTTCGATGGTTTCCACTAGGACGTCTCCCCCGTTGCCATGTCGACGCTGAACGCGCGTTGGGCGTTGATGCCGAGGATGCGTTTCTCGTCGTCGCGCAGCCAGAGATCGCCGGTGGGCGCTCCGAAACTGTATTGTTCGCTGAAGCTGCCGGTGGTCTGGTTCATCTGCGTGATGCCGCCGGGAATGTCGTACGGGTCGGCCTGCATGATTCTGCGGACGATGTCGCAGGTGATCTTCGTCAGCAGGCGTGGCCGTTCTTCGCGGAGCCGCCGCCAGATGGGCGAGCGTTCCTTGATGTAGTCGGTCACGTCCGCGAGATGCGTGTCGGCTTTCTGACGTTCCTCGTCGGTGAGCTTGTGCCACCTCCGTTCGAGATCGTCGGAGGTGGCGAACATGTCCGGTTCGTCCGTCATGGTCACTTCTTGTCCGGCAGCTTGATCACCCCGGAGGCCGCGAGGCCGGTGATAGTGTCATCGAACTGTTTCGCCAAAGTATTGAAAGCCGTGACGAGCTTGTCGAATTCATCCTTGGTCGGAGCGGCTGCGGCGGCCTTGACGATGTTGCCGTCAACGTTGCCAATCGTCTGTTCGGGCGCGAACTGCTTGATGCCGCCGAGGGTGTCCTTGCCGGCCTCCGGCAGTTCGTAGGCACCGGAGCCTGCGGAGAAGGCGGTGCCGTCAGTGTTGACAAGCCGCACCTGCGCGTCCAACGGGCCGACAGTGTGCTTTTCCTCGCCTGCGGGGTTGATCACAAGCGTCTGGATGGGGAAACTCATCGTTCACCTCACTTGGTTTTGAGTACGGCGAATGCGTGCGGGTCGATGACGGCGAACGCGTACATCGCTTCGGTACGGTATGCGATCTGGTTGTGGGCCTTCAGGTCGACGCCGGTCTGGTCCGGGTCGCCGTAGGCGATGATCTCGCTGGTCAGGTCGCGGACCATGCCCCATTTGATGAGGCTGAAGTCTCCCATGAACGCGAGCACCTTCGTCGGGGTCTTAGCCAGTCGTCCGTTGACGGTGCCGGAGGTCGCGGCTGTGATACCGTCCAGGCTGCCGGCCTGCAGGTTCAGCGGGATCTCCGGGTAGAAGCGCATGCCGGTGGAGGGGACGCGCAGCTTGCGCAGACGGGACGCCCAAGTCTTGGACAATGCCACGCCGTTGATGTCGTAGGAGTCGTTCAGCGCGTCGGCCAGGGCGTCCACGTTGCTGATGTCGTCATCGCCGGCGGTCACCTGCACGGCGGACGTGCTCAACGGGTTGAATCCGGAAAGCGCGGTGCCGGTCTTCGGGTTGATTGCATGGTAGATCACGTAGTCGAGCGCACGGCCCAAAGCGGCTGCCTGATCCGCCTGGATGCTGCGGATGATCTGCAGTTGGTTGTCCTCGTCGGCCCACTGGAGTTCGCTCGTGACGCGGGTGGTGGTCTGCACCTTGAAGCGCTTCGCCACGACGGAATCCACGGTCTGCTCGTAACTGTTCTTGACCGCGCCTTCGGCCACGACCTCGGCCTCGCTCTTGCCGTTGAACACGAGGTAGTCGGCGTCGGAGAAGATCTGCGGCGTGCTGGGGCTCAGGAACGCGATGGTGCTGGTGTCCTTGGCCTTGTTCACGATTTCGGTGGCCACGCTCACGGGGAGCTTGATCTGGTCTGTTTTCATCGCCATGATGGCTTGTCCTTTCGGTCGGTCGGATTATTTGCCAAGGAGCTGGTGGATGTACGAGAGCTCTTCGGCGTCCTTGTTGTTGTTCTGGTGCGAAGGAGAGCCTGTCTGGTTCTTCACCCTCGGCGGCTTGGATGCTGGATGCAATGCCGCTCGCAGGAGGTCCGCATGCTCTTCGAGTTCCTCTTTGCTGCCGCCGCGGAGCAGTTCGGCCGGAACGTCCTTGTCTTTGGCGACTTCGGACACCCATTCGGCGTGCTGTTTCTCGGCCGCGGCGTCGTCGATCTGCTTGCGCAATGCGGCGTTCGATTCCTTGAGCTTGTCGATTTCGCTCTTTCCGGCGTTCTCCATCTCGTCGAGTTTCATGGCTTTTGATTTGAGCTCGTCGTAGTCCTTGTACTTGCCGCGCTCCTTCGCCAACCTTTTCTCGACGATCTGGTCGACCTGTTCCTGGGTGAACGATTTCGGCTCGCCGCCGTCGCCACTATCGCCGGAACCGCCCTCGTCCCCGCCGCCGTCGATGAGACGGATACGGGCCGGGAATCGGAATCTGTTGAACATGCTGTGCTCCTTCTTGCTGTTTCCCGTGGATTCGAGTTCGACCGCGCCACGGTGCGCTGTATGGTCCTCCCACGCGATACGGCGCATGGTCGCCGCCAACCGGACCGGCTGGTCGAGTGGTGGATGCAGGATTCGCACCTGCGTGGCTGTGAAGCACCCGATTTACAGTCGGGTCCGTTCGTCTACTCCGGCAATCCACCAAAAATGGCATAAGAAAAGCCACCCATGTGGGTGGCTTGAAAAAGAATTTCAGACTTGTGGGATGGGCACTTTCCTGGCACCGGTCATGTAATGCCAGAATTCATCCGTTCCAGGAGTAAGGCTATGCAAAACGCCTGATGTTTTATCGACCGCGATGCTTGGCGTGCCAGGCACAGGGTGTTCACTGGTCGAAGCGGCGAAATCAAGGCCGATGATCCATGCGTCGGAATTTTCCGCAGCGCCTATCGCCCTCATGCCGGGATATTCGGCAAGGACGAGGCCGATGGCATCCGTCAATATCATCTCTGGCCCTCCTTGCAGTATTTCAACACCAGTTCAGTAGGTTCCGCATCGTCTACCCTCATTATACGTGTCATGCCATGGTTGACCATTTCGAAATACCTTGACACGTTCATCGACCCGGTTTGCGGGTCCATGAAATGTATCCCGTCTTTCAGGTTCTCCGCGACGAAGACATGCCTCGTTCCATCAAGCCACTCCACTTCGACGAACGCGCGGCTGCCTTTGCCCCATTCATCCAAAAGCGCCGAAGCGCCATCAAGACCTGAATCGGAGCCACAAGACCGCCAATCGCCTTTAAAGGAGCTTCCCCACCGGTTAGTGTCCGTGTCCAAGGCCGGAAGTCCTGTCCTGGGATCCATCGGCCTCGGCATCGCGGTGACTGCGTATCCTCGCCTGCGCATTTCGTAAGCGACGACGCAACGCTGGCAGTTGTTCCTGTATTCCGGACCCTCATCGAACATCGGATTCGTCCCCACGACCGCATCCCTCAGGTTTCCGCTTCCAAGGAAGGTCCTGAACGGATGCTTCGCGTCGAACTTCGGCGGACGGCCCGGAGTCTTCTTCAATGCTTCGGGGACCACGGAATCCGTGCACACGCCGGGAGAGCTCCTGTACGCTTTGAGAATGTCTCCATCGTATTCGCGGTCGGCGAGCGCTTTCATTCGCTCGTATTCGGCTTTGTATGCGGTTTCGTCGTATCCGGCGAGCACCTGTTTGCCCCAGTTCGGCATGGGTTGGCAATGGCAGTCGGCGTGGTAGATGTTGCCTTTGCCACCTGCCGCTTCCTCGCTGGTGTATGCGTAGCCGCGTGAGGCGAGCATGGCGCAGAACGCGCATGTTTTGGGACCTTTTGGTACTCTCGCCCATTTTGGTTTCGTGGGGTCGAGTCGTATGTTCCGTCGTTCGGTCAATCGGGCGCCGGTGCGGATCATGTCGGTGATGAACTGTTGCGCGTCGTCGATGTTCGAGAATGATGGCCACAGGTCGTCGATGGTCGCGCCGGATCGTGCCTGGCCTGCCATGACCTGCGAGTAGGTCAATCCGTTGTAGTCGGTGTTGGCGAAGCCGCCTTGGACCTGCCAAAGTACCCGTTCCGGTTCCAGGTCAGATCCAGGGTCGAAGTCTGGCATGGTCACGCCAGCGTATTCGGCCCATGCGGTGCGTACCGTCGCATAATAGTCGTCGGCGAGGCGGTTGGCCGCGGCCGTGTATTCACGCACCGTTTCGCGCGCGTTCAACGGGTCGCGTTCCAGTACGGTCTCGATTTCATCGGCGGCCGCGTCGGTCAGGTTCGTGAGGTTGTCCTGGTAGTCCTTCCATGCTTGGTCAAGCACCTGTTCCAATGCTTTGCGGCGTTCCGGAGGCAGATTCAGATTGTTCAGATTCATCTGACGCCTCCTGCTGCTGGCTGTTTTGCGCCGCGCGGATCTTGAGCTGGTCCACGACGTTCTGCGCGCGAGCCTTGCGCTGGTCGGCGCGTAGACGCGTGATTTCGTCACGGCTCAGGCCGAGGCGTTCGAGTCCGACGTCGGAGTCGGCGTAGCCGGTGACCTTGTCGGCGATCTTCGTGAACGCGTCGGCGCGCGCCGCATCGGAGACCTCCCTTGTCGGTGCCCATACCGGGTGCACGTCGCGTATGGAGTCCGGTATCGTGTTCGCGCCTTCGCGCAACGCCACGGCGATGCCCATGGCCCGTTTGAGTTCCCGTCCGAAGGCCACGTTCTGCTTGTCTGCGATGCGTGTCAGACGTCGTTCGGCGGACGCCATGGCCTCGGCACTGGTCGGGTTGTCCAATGTGATGCCCAGGTAGTCGACCGGCACCCGGGTCTGCGAGGCGACGAGCATGGCCATCGTCTTGAGCATGTCCGAATGGGGCGTCATGGACGCCTGCTGCACCTGCTGCAATTGGGGAAGGTTGCCGTCCTCGTCGGCACTGATCGCGTTGATCGCCTGGATGAGGCTCTTCCACGTGTTGCTGCTGAACGCGTCCCTGTTCGCTCCGATGAACCAGAGTTTGGGGACGGAATAGAATTCGGCAGACGCCTCCATGCGGACCACGGTACGGAATCCAGCATCGACAAGGCTCATGAGCGAACGGCTGATGCGGCTGTGGCCGAACGGCCGGTCCATCTGCCTGTCATAGGCGAGCGAGACGACCGTCGGCTGATCGAAGTTCGTTTCGATTTTCTCCGCACGCCATGGCATCAGGTGGCCGGAGCATTCGTAGACCTTGCCTGGAAGCCACACGTTGAACGCGCATATCCGCCCGTCCTTATCGTCCTCGGTGATGGTCAACGCGGCGGCCAGACGATGGTTGCGCCGGTCCCAGATGCCCACGGACCAGTCGGCGGAACGCGGAATCATACTGATTCGTTCCGGATCCTCCGGGTCTGCGGCGATGGTCAGGAAACTGCATGAATGCTTGTATGCGGATACGATCAGTTCGGACGTGGCCACGTCCAATTGGTTGTCCTCGAACAGGTCGCCAACACCCATCGTGTCGTCACCGGAAATGCTGAACCCTTCCAGGTCGCTCAAATCGCTCAATGAGCGGACGGCCAGTTCCGGCCATCCAATCATCGCCTCGACCTTGTTTTTGATCTGGTCCGGGATGGAGATTCCGAAGTCCTTGAACCGTTCCTTGCAGTCGTAGTAGGCTCCGCGGATCAGGTTGCGTGGATATTTCTCTCGCCATACGCGCAACAGTTCGTGGATGATGGGCATGTCCTCGTCGTCGACGCCGAGGATGGCGCCGATGTTGCCGCTCGCGGTATCGAGGTAGCTGCTGCCGGTGAATTTCGGTGCCGTGCTTACCGTAGTGCCGTCGGCCATGTAGAACACCATCAGACCATCACCTCCTGTCGTCTTCCCGGATGTCGTTTCGTCGTGCACGCCCCGTACAGGGCGAGTGTGGTGGACACGAGCGGGGTTATGTCAATGTCACTGCCGAGTTTGTTCCAGGCGATCGCGCCGGACTGTCCCAATGGGCGCGTGGTCGCGCCCTTGACGGCCGCGGCCAGCTGCGGCTGGTATTCGTCCCGCGGATGCTTGAGCGTTCCGGCTTTGAGCATGTCGAGGAACCGGCCACATGCGCGGCCCATCTCCTGCATGTTCGTGACCATGACCTTCACATGTGCTTTCTTCAGTTCCGGCAGCAGGCTCATAGCGGGCGACTGCGCGTCGATGACCACGCTGGCGGTCTTCGGCCAGCGTTCAGCGAGCCAGTCCACGGCCCACATGGTTCCCGCCTGCCGCGCGTCCTTGATGTTCGCCATCTGGACGATGGCCGAACCGTCCGCGTACCGTAGCGCCGCTCCGATGGTCAGCACGCTCCTGTCCGGAGGCATGTCGATGCCGAAGCTCACCGTGCCGCCCTCGGGCACGTCGTCGATGGCCGCGGCCTGCCACAGGTCGGGACTGATGGCGTATGCGGTGGCGGTCTCGTCCCATATGCCAAGCGCCTCACGACGGAATGAATCGTCCGACAGGTTGTTGCGCATGCGCATGATTGCCTGTTCGCTTGTACGTTTCGGATAGCTGGGATTCGCTTTAGCCCACTGTTCGCGGTCGTCCGGATCCGCGTCCTTGTCGGCGGCGAGCTCCACGTAGAGGAGGTTTCCGTCATGGTTCAGCGCATGCATGCGTTTCTCCGTGAACGCCTCGCACTGGTCTCCCGGCTTGGGTGGATTGCCCATATACACGACCAGGGGGTTAGGACTCGTGTTCAAAACCGGAATCATGTTATCCATCGCGCGCACTGTGAGGATCTGCGCTTCGTCGAACACGGCCACGTCCACGCTGTGCAATCCTCGGCCGAAACCGTTTTCGCGGGCGCCGAACATGATGCGGCTGCCGGACGTGAACGTGATCTCCTGTTGGCCGTTCGCCCTGCGAATGCGTTCCACGTACCGGCCGAGCACTGGATTGTGCTCCATCTCGCACATGTCCGCGAATGTCTCGTCGCTGGTGCGCGTATGGTGGGCGGTCCAGATGGCTTTCAGGTTCGGTGTGAGTATCGCCTTGAGGAACAACGCGGTGCCGACGGTGAAGGTCTTGCCGATCTGCCTGCAGCTGGACAGCACGGCGCCGTCCGCGCCACACGCATACTTGCCTTCCGCGTTCTTGGCGAACAGAAGCCACAAGAAGCCCTGCTGCCACAAGTCGAAACGGATGCCGGCCTTGCGCGCGGCTTTGTTGATTCGCGTGAACTCGCTGCCAACGATGCCTTCCGGCTGGCGGAGGACCTTGGCGATTTCAGACAATCGACGCTCCGACATCGTCCGTCACCTCGTCTTCCTCATCGTCCAACAGGTCGGTCAGACCTCCGCCCTGGAGTGATTCGATGCGTTCGCATACGTCGATGAGCTGGCGGCTGATCGCAGGCAGTGCGTTTGCCGGTGTGGACGTGTCATCCATGGCCTTCTGCAGTCGGTCACGGTTGGCGCGCAGCATGTCCAGCATGCTGCCGTCCATCATCCTCTCGAAGCTCCGCTGGTCGAGATCCCTTTCCGGCTTCTGTTTCGTTTCCACGGCTTTGACGGGCGGCTTACCGTTCCGGTCCTGTGCGGGCCGATTCTTTTTCCGACGCCGATAGTCTTTCTGCCTGCATTTCGCGGAGCAATATTTCTGTTGGCTGCCCTTACCACTTGGCCTAAATTGCTTACCGCATACTTCGCAAATCATTGCGTTTCCTTCATTCCAAAACCAGTGAGGAACCCGAGTTCTTCGCGCAATCTTGTTGCAGCAGCTTCCGCCCGTGCAAGCGTCTTGAATGGACCTCTCTTGTATGCCTTCCTATTCTTGATAACCTCAACTTGCCATGCTTTTCGATCGTTACGCCAGTAGACACCACGGATTCCGGATTTGCTGTTCTTATTACAGGAAACACGATATTCGGAATTCTCCTGAACCGTTACTGTTCTCAAATGGTCTGGATTAACGCATGAACGGTTGTGACAGATATGATCAATCACCATCCCATCTGGGATAAACATGTTATGAGTCAATGCATATGCGAAGCGATGTGCCGGAACGGACGTCTTTGCCAGACGGAATGTGCCATATCCCTTTGGGTGATGAGCACCGTTCCATTCCCAACATTTACTAGGGTCAGTGCTTCTGAAGTATTTATTAAATCGTTCTATGTCAGATGCTGACGCTTTGAAAAAGGCCATATTCCGCCTTTCATTCAACGTATGCGTAACACAATTCGTTACGCTTAAATTTCAAGAGAAATATCGGCACTGCACCCGAGGCGACCGGGAGGGGGCATACCCGGGGTCCCCGCCCTGGTATCGGAGTCAGATGCCGAACGTTTTGAACGGCATCGAGCTTGCTTTCACTTCCTGTCTGCCAGCCAGCAGCGCTCGTGCGTGTTCGTCTGTCTTGTCGCTCTTGAACCTGTTGCATCTGCGGTGCGTGAGCCTGCAGTTAGTGAAGCTGTATGGATCACCGCCACGTGAGACCGGTACGAGCTCGTCGACTTCGGCGCTCATCGGATGTGGTGTCTTCAATGTCTTGTCGACTGGCTTGCCACAGATGGCACACACGTCGTATGCGGCCAGCACTCTTGCCCTGAGCTGTCTGCGCCGCCAGCCGTTGCTGACACGCTCGTTACGCCGCTTGCTCATGTGGCCTCCCCACATGTATGAGCCCCGGGGTGTCATGGATGCATCAATGATTATCTTCGCCGTTGGCTTGCTGGAATGCCGGTATAGGGGCTCCCGTATATGGACACTCCCGTGTCTTGTAGGGGCTCCCCATCATCTGCGAATACCCCTACCCCGGGTTTGTTTCATGGGTGCCTTCGGCGGGATTCGAACCCGCGTCCACACGCGGCCACAAGGAAGAGAATCCAATAAAGACTCGCGGCCGGTACGATCTACCACTGATTCCTACGAAGGCATACCGGCAGGCGGATTTGAGCATCACCGCATCACGGAAGCACGGGATTGGCTTGCCTGCCACATTGGGGTATGTCCACTCTGACGGGAGTGGGCGGAGCGTGTCCGATATGCCGTTCGGACAGGACGGGACTGCAACCCAGGGAGTTAGGAGAATCCATGGCGGATATGAAAAGGGTTCAAACCAAGTCACCTCGGTTTGAACCCTCTAATCCACTGACAATTATGCCTTGCACTTCGAGAAACGTCAAATCGAGTCGCGTCGGGAAAGCTGCCCGTGCACGTCGGCGAGACGGTAGAGCGGCTGTCCCTTCCCGTTCCTGCCGGCCGGTTGGATCCTGCCGCGACTGCGCCACGAGTAGATCGTGTTCACGCTGCATTGGAACCCGCATTCGCGCAGGAGTCCGGCGCATTCCTCTGCCGTGAACGCTTTGCCGGATGCGATGCACTCCTTCAGGAAGCCGAGCCGCACGTCCACCACGCGGTAAGTGCCGCCGCATACGGGGCAGGTGACCTCGACCGCGTCGATGGGCGCCGACAGTTCGACACCGCACAATGGGTTCGGGCATCTTCCGATGCCGTGCTTGGAAGGCGGCACGTCGATGATGGACAAGGTCTTGCGCGCCAAGGATTCCCAGTCGTGCCAGATGATGTCGATGTCCGGAAGCCGGTTCAACCGTGGACATGCGGCGCAGACGCTCAAACATTCCAGCAGGGACGGGTGGATCCGGCCGTTCGCCCATGGCATCGCCGATGGCGCGTACAGTCTGCGCCACAATGCGACCGCCATGTCCCCGATCTCCTGCATGTGGTCGAGCACCGGCAATCGGATTGGCGTCGGTGCGGCTGGAAGGTTGACGTGTCCAGGCTGGCGGCCTCCGTAGTGCGCGGTCGAGTCCAGGAACTCATGCAGCGAATCCAACCATGCTGGATATTCCCGCAGCCAGCCGCGCATCAGCCCATCGCATCTCGCGCACATGGTGTCGCCGACAGCGCATCCTCCGCCGCAGACGAGGCACACACCGGCGAGCGCTGGTGTTGTTTGGCTGGTGTTTGTTGTGGTGTTTGTTGTGGTTGGTTGGGATTCGTTGGTCGGTTCGTACATTTGTTCGATTCCCTCCGGCGTGGTAGTCTGGTTTGTGGTAATGCCAGAGCCCGGCCGGAAGGTCGGGTTCTTTGTTTATTCGGTGGCGGAGTCCTGTTTTTCAAGGTTGACGTGTTCGATCTTGGCTCTATGGCGGAGCAGATTGGCGTATTCATCCATGACATCAAGCTGCCTGCTCAACAGGCTGATCGGACAGACGGGCTCGAAGTCAAGCGTGCCATCCGCATACCGCTGCAGCATGCCCCTGAGCCCGCCGGCACGAGCGGTCAACTCACGGTATTCGACGCGCATCCGCTCCTCATAATCGGATCCGTCGGCGCTCGCGGGTTGCGCTTGGTCGGCGGTGGCGAGCACTTCGATGGCTTGGCGCAGGTATCCGTCGTGGATCCAGTCGGGTGCGGTCTGCCATTCCTCGTGGATGATTTCGGTGGAGTCCTTGCGGAGCGCCCATTTGAGTCCGAACAGGCGTTCGGCGACGGCTTCGGTGCGCGCGTCGATCGGCGGCAGTGGCGGTTCGAGTGTTTCCTCGCTCATTGTTCCGGTTCCTTTCCGTGGGATGATTTATGGCCGGTCTTCCAGATTCTGTGCCAGAACAGCCAGATCATCCAGGCTGGCACTTCGGCCCAGATGGTCAGGTACGGCGAGACGGCGTAGATCTTCCACCACCTGCCGCAGATGACGCAATGCTCTATCCTGCGCAGGCTGACCTCGTATTGCGCCGGACCGATGCCATTGCTCGCGCAAATGAATATCCCGACCGCGCTCCGGCACGCATGCGGCGAGCGCCGTTTGTTACGACTGATGCTGTTCATCATTCCGCCTCCTTCTCAAGGATGTAGACGATTGTCGGCGGGAATGATGGCTCATAGCATATGTTCGGCTCCACCTCGTACTCGCCTTTGCCGCCGAGTCCCGGCAACACGTCGGTGCGCATCACGCTCCATCCGTCGGAAAGCAGACCGGCGAGCGCTTCCGTATTCTGCAGCTTCAGCGTGTACACGTCTCCGCTTGCCGCGTACATAACCGGCACTACCTTAAATTTCCTACTCACCGCTCCGTCTCCTTCTGCTCGTCCAACCACTTCTCAAAAAGCCGGTAAATGTCCAGCGAGATGGTCCTCACCGGCTGGAACTTCAGCCGTCGCATGCAGTCGGCGCACACCTCGGTGACTGTCTTCGCCTGACCGCCATAGATGAGGCCCACGGAATAGACAGGACTCGAGCACCACCGGCCGCACAGATCGCAGGTGTGTATGTCCATCGTGACCAACTCGTCACGCTGCGGCAGGAACGGATTCTCCGTATCCCTTTCCTCCACGGCATCGGCGAGCGCCTTTCTGATCTCATCCTTGGCGGTGAGGTAGGCGTGATACCGGATCGACGAACTCTCATAGAGCGGCTGGTTGCCGTCGCGGGATGCGGCGCGCACTGCCGCGAGTTCCTGGTCGATGAGTTTGTCGAGCGCGCTGATGGCGGTGTCTGCGTCCGTGTTGTTCATTGCTGTCTCTTTTCCTTGTCGTGTTCCACCACACATCTGAGCAGGGTGTTGATGGTGATTTCGACCACTTGGCGTTCCTCGTCGTCTTCCGGCGCGATGTATATGCCGCCGTCCTGGATTCTGATTTTCATCGTGGTTCCTTGTCTGCGCCGCTGACGTGGTCCCAGTCGCATGAGATTCCGGATACGCCGTGGCTGCCGGCGGTGATGACGCAGTCGACTCGTCGTGTCTCGGACAGCGTGACGATGCATTCCTTGATGCGTTCGTCGCTGGACTCTTCGGAGCATGTGGTGCCGGTGGCGGCGATGGCGTGGGCCGGGGTCGACGTCTTGGACGCATTGCCGCATCCCGCGAGCGCGGCGCAGAGTACGAGGGTTATGGCGGTGAGGGCGGCGCATATGGTGTTTCTCATTGGTTTCATTCCTTTCCGTAGATGGCGAGGCTTCTGATGCCGTCGCCCATGCTGTTGGAACATGTGTTCGGATCGTGGTCGATGATGTCGTTTCCGATGCCCTGGAAGCGGAGGCTGGCGGTGCCGTCCGGATGTCGGATGAGTTCGAGTCGTCCGTCGATGATGACGTCCTAGTCTGTTCGGGCGATGCAGCGGCGGCCGATCAGGATGACCGGATCGGCCGACCGCCATTTATGCAGCGGCACGTTGACGCTCACCGCGGCTCCTCGCCTTCGTTTCCGCCTTGGGCGTCCTTTCCGGCCGCGTCGTAGCCTTCGTCGTACACGTCGTCGAGCAGCGTCTGGAACTCGGGAGAGGCGAAGAACGTGCTGATGGCGTCCTTGGCCACGCGCCTCCATGGCTCCTTGCCCTCCATGGGCATCTCGTTCCATGGACGTGGATGGCGGGCCCCGTTGCTATACCAGCGCAGGTAGATGGCCTCGGCCACCTTGTTCTGCGTCTCCAGACCGATCGGAATGGTCTCCTGGTCTGCCATGATGGCTCCTTTCAGTATGTTTCCGGCGGTTCCGGCGCGGTACGGTCCGCAATGATGTAGGCGGCGAGCGCGACGCATAGGGTGAGGATGATGAGCAGGACATGCAGGGCGAGCCATTGGATGGGGATCCAGTGGTGGAGGGCGATGCCGATGATCGGCCGGATGATGGCGTGCGGCACGAGCAGCAGCGCGGTGAGGGCGAACAGCGTGGCGAACCAGTCGCCGACGCGGTTGGAGATGCGGTTGATGGTCTGTTTCATTCCGAGGTTCCTTTCATTGTTGGTACGGTTCATGGCCTGTTGGCCATCCAGCCGATCAGGATGGCGGCACATAGGAAGATCACTGCTGCGATGTCCATCACCTTGCTGCTTTCGTGGCGACGTATCGGACCGGATGGGCGGAGAGGTGGCGGATGATGCGCGCGTATTGGCGGATGTCACGGTCGAGGCATGTGCCGGTGCGGTGGGCGCTAGCCACAGGCGTCTCCTCTTCCGGCCTCACATCCCAGCCGGCGGCTTCGAGACTGTCGCGGATGGTGGCCATGTCGATGCGGTGGTAGTGCAGCGGGAGGTTCGGGCAGAGTCGGCCGATGAAGTCGAGGTCGAACTGCGGGTTGCTGCCTGCCGGATGGAGAGTGAACGACTGCGCGAGGCTGTCGACGTATTCCTCGAGCGCGTTCGCCGTCGCCTCCTCCGTATATCCGCCGTCGAGAGCGTCTTCGAGCAGTCCGTTGGCACAGTGCATGCGCCACGCCTCGAGGTTCCCGTCCGTAACGGATGCCTTGCGGCCTTGCAGTCCGACGACGCGGCGAAAACCTCCGACGCACCGCACGCCTCTCATGTCGGTGCAACGCATTTCCACCTCGAGGATCCTGTCATGGTCCGGGTCGAGACCCGTGGTCTCCACGTCCATCCACAGCAGCATGTCCTCTTTGGCTTTTTCCTCGCTCATCATTGGTTTCCTTTCGTTCGGAGGAGAATGATTTCGGTCTGCGTGAGCGGTGTCGCGGTACCGTCCATGTTCAGCAGCATCCACCGGCCTTCCCAGTCGAACACCGGCACATCACGCGGATCCGCGCCGAACGGAACAATCAATCCCAGTCGCTCCGCCTCGGCCACATGCTGGTGGACCCACCCATGGCAGCCGGTCGTGCCCGAACCGCACAGCTCGACGATGTTGGCCGGACTGTGCCTCACATCCGGATCCGCCGCCCGCCGCAGCTGACGGTGATGGCCGGAACGTCCAGGCCAGCGTGACGGGTCATGGATGTTCGTCCCGCAACGCAGGCAATGCCAACCCTGCCGCTCCAAGGCGGCACGCTTCGAATCGGCAAACTCACTCACAACGCACCCCCTCCTGCATCAGGCCGTCGACCAACACCAAACACGAAGTGCAATTGGCCCTCAACCCGGCCGCCATCGCCACAATGCCGTCATCCGCCCTGCCACCGGCGAGCGCTCGCAGTTCGATTGTGCTGGCGGTCTGGGCGGTGTCGGTGAGGAGTTGGGCGAGTTTGTCGAGTTGTTCCCTGGTCATTGGTTGTTCTCCTCGTCTTGGTCGGCTTCGGTGATGGCGGCGATGAGCTGGTCGAGGTGGCTGGTTTCGTCGTCGGTGGGCGTGTAGCCGAGGTCTTGGAGGATCTGGTAGTAGCCGGGGATGCGTCTGCTGGTGTCGTTGACGGTGGTCCAGTCGGTCGGGTCGATGAACCATTCGATGCGTGCGGCGAGGATTTGCACCGCCCAGACCGCCCAGTCGGGTTCGTCGAGGTGGTAGCGGAGTTCGGCGAGCGCCCGTTCCGGTTCGATGCCGCTGATGGTGGTGAATTGTTCGCCACCGCATGCGGCGTCGTTCCATGTGCTCAGCGCCTGCGTGTAGCCCTGCGGGTTCGGGTTGATGATCTGCAGGAGTCCGAGCCGGGCCGTGGTTTCGACGAGCTTGTCGCGTTTGATGCCGTGGAGGTGGGCGTGGAGCCATGCCATGCGCTTGTCTGCTGATGCGGCGGCGTATTCCTCGAGCGCGTGCCGGCGGGCGTCGCGTTCGGCCTGTTCGGCGGCGCGTCGGGCTTCCTTTTCGGCGTCGGCGGTCTTGTCGCGGCGGGTCCAGAGGTAGACCTGCTGCGAGACCGTGTGGATGGATACGGCTGCGGGGTTCAGTTCGCGGATCTTCTCGATGGCTTCTTCGGGGGTGCCGGTGGATGGGAACATGCAGCCGCGGTAGCGCCATTCCGGGTCGCTGTAGGGCTTTTCGGGGTCGGGGATGAGGTTGATGCCGTTGTCGGGCTCCACGAGGAGCGCGGCGACCGATTCGATCCATTGCCGGTCGCGGTCGTCGCGTTCGATGTTGCGGAGGATGTAGTCGAAGTTCGAGGTGCCGGCCGCCTGCGCGAGCTTCTTCTGCCTGTCCGGCTGGCCGTCGTATCGCGCTATGGCCACGAGCTGGCCGATGGTGAGCTGGCTGAAATCGTCGCGGGTCGCTCTGATTTCGGTCTTGATGCTGGCGGCCTTGGCGCGGTCACGCACGTAGTCGGCGCTTCGGCCGAGCCGGTGGGCGACGTTGGCGGTGGTGGCTCCGAGGTCGAGCATGCCCTGGATGGCGTCGGCCTCCTCGAGGATGGTGAGCTGTTCGCGCTGGCAGTTCTCGGTGACCATGGCCTCGAGCTGCTGCAATGGGCCGAGCTGGAGTACGAAGCATGGGACGGCTCTTATTCCGGCCTGTTTGCATGCGGCGAGTCTGCGGTGACCGGCGATGACCCTGTAGCGCTCGCCGTTGGGTACGACGCTGAGGGGCGTGAGGAGGCCGTTGGTTTTGATGCTGGCGGCGAGGTCGTTCACGTCGCCGATGTTTTTGCGTGGATTGTCGGGGTGGGGGTCGATCAGGCTCGTGTTGATGAGCTTGATCTGGTTGCTTTGGTAGCTGCTCATTGCTTCTCCTTGCTGGTTTCTTGGTTGTTGAGTTCGTCTGCGCACGCCTGGCATGCCTTCCACCATTCGCTTGGGTTGCCGTTGCGGAGGCTTCCGGTGTGGTCGTATTCGTCCTCGTGCGGATCCATGAGCTGGTGGACGTGTTCGCAGTTCCAGTTGTGCTTGTGGATTGGTGTTGACGGGACTGGTTCGGGCGCCCAGGTCTTCCACTGGTCGCGGAGCCATGTGTTGAGCCGTGGGATGTGGCCGCTGCGGATTTGGCCGTCGTTGACGGCGTGCTTGTAGCGGCGGAGCGCGGTCTGGAGTCGGGTCAGTTCGACGGGGTTTCCGGCGATGGCCGCGTACAGGGCTCTGGCTTCGACTTCGGTCTTGCGGCCTTTCGCGCTGACGGATCCGGGATAGGTTTCGGCGAAATGGTCGAAGCCGGATTCCGGCGTGGCGGGTTGCTTCGGTTTGCCGGCGGGAGGGGTCGGAGAGGGTATATCGGTATCGGTATCGGTTTTATGCCATGTTTTTGCTTGGCTGTCCCCTAGCAACTTGCTAGAAGGTTTGCTACCGTTTTGCTCTCCGTTTGCTTGGCTGTTTTCCGGCAAGTCGCCCGACGTTTGCTTGGCCTTTTGGTTGGCGGCCTTACGGCGGCCTCCCTTGCTTCCGGCTTTTCGGCGCGCCTCGCGTTGCTCTTCGGTCAGCACTCGTGGCTCCCTGCAGATGCCTTCGGCGTAGACGGGACGCCATCCGCCGTCGTGCTCCTCCATGAGTCCCGCATCGATGAGCTGCTGGAGCTGGCGCATGGTGCCTCCGGCGTCCTTGAGGTCGAGCTGGTCGAAGTGGCCGGGATACGCCGACGGGTCCTTCGATTGCATCGAGACGCCTTTGGAGTGGATGACGCAGAGTTTGACCCACAGGCCCACGGTGGCGAGCGGTAGGCGTCGGATGCGCCTGTCGTCGGCCATCTGGTCGTCGATGATGAACCACATTCTTCTTCTCCTTCCGTGGTTCGGGTTCCTTGGAGGCTTAGCCGATCTCGCCGGTGTCCGGGTCGATGGACGCCTCCACGTCGCCATCCTCCATGTCGAGGCTGCGGCGCAGGTCGTCGATGAGGATCATCTGCCGTGACGTGGCGGGCTTGGCGCACATGTTCTCCATGGCCAGGCCGGCGTCGAGGATGCGCTGAGCGAGGTCTGCGCAGTCGTACACGGCTTCGGTGATGGCGTGGATGCCGCCCCACTTGTCGATGTGCTCCTGCTTGTTTTTGGTGTCCATGACGTTGCGGCATGCCTTGAGCACGACGGCCGCGGCCTTGGTGACCTGCTGCGTCTTGCCGATGAGGTCGATGAGCGTGTCCGGTGTCGCTTCCTGCGGGATGAGCACCTGCTGTTCGCTGGCTTTCATTGCTTCCTCCTTTAGAATTCCGGTTCCGGATCCGGTTTGCCGAAGTCCCCAAATGACGATTGGTCGGCCGCCGGCGCGCCCCACGGATCATCGGCCGGCGGCGCG